ATTGGGGCGTACCCAGAATTGGTGTTACAAGTGTGGGGCTTGTTGCAAAAACTGCGGAACCAGAGCCGGTTTCATCAGTCAAAGCAGCCGCTAAATTGGCGCTAGAGGGTGTACCCAAAAAAGTAGCAATGCCAGTACCAAAGCTGGTGATACCCGTACCACCATTAGCCACAGCCAAAGTGCCAGCAACAGTGACCGCGCCAGATGTAGCGGTATTAGGTGTTAAGCCTGTAGAGCCAAAATCAATTGTTGTGACGCCATCAGCGACGCTGGATGCTACTTTGACATAATCTGTGCCGTTGTAGTAAACAAAACACTTCTCGCCCACAGCAACTGATACGGCGGGTGTTTGACCAGAACGGATAAAAGAAACCGTACTGCCAGTGGCAGCGTTGTCCACCATGTACAGCTTGCTACGGCTAGGGGCAGTAATTATTTTTGGCGTTGTCAGCGTACCGGTTACACGGATCACCATGTACTGCCCTGTAGTTGCCCCGATATTGTTACCCGACGCACTACCTATGGTATTTGTCAAAGTAATAGGGCCGTCACCTGCAAAAGACAATGTACCTGCAATAGCAATATCGAGGTAATCAGAAATACCGTAGTTGACTGTGTCGCCCCACGTACCAGAGAGCGTTCCTTGTGTGGGGGTGACTAAATCTAAAAGAGTTGTTGTCGCTGCCATGTTCGTTCCTTACGAAGTATTTATATTCTGCCAAACTGTTGACTGTTTGTCATCAATTAATTTCCAATAAACAGCCGTTACATTCCCAACACTGCCCGTTGCCCCATTACCTGTCAGACCAAACGTCCTAGGTGCGCCCATTGTTCCTACAGCACCTGTTGAACCAACACCCGTTAATACAACCGTTACTCCATAGACTACGGTTCCGACAGAAGCCAATGCTTGGTTGGAGTTCAGCGGCACAATAATTTGGTTTACTTGACCAAAAGCCTCATTGCCAGTTAAACCAAGAGTATTTGCAACCCCAACTGTACCTACACTGCCTACACTTCCAACGCCTGTCAGCGCCATAGCATTTAAACCAACTACTGTACCTACTGCGCCAGCAGAGCCAACACCTGTTATAGCAATAAAACGTTCAGCAACAGTGACATTACCTACAGCACCAACAGCATTAACACCAGCGCCGCTGTATCCCTCAGTAAAACCTAAACTAGAGCCGCCCCACGGATTATCGCCCCAAGCCCCTTGGCCCCAGCTAAAGCCAACTAAACCTGTTGCGCCAACACCTGTAAGCGCTAGACTAACGTCGTTAGTACCCCATGCGCCGTCGCCCCATGCTTCGGAACCCCATGCAGCAGCCATACACTACCTTTAGGTTGTAGCGATACGCAACAACGCAGCAGCAGTGGTGTTTGAAGGCATAGTCAGTGTAAATGTACCAGCGGTAATTGTTTGAGAACCGAAGGTATGTACGCTGACAGCCGTATTGTTTTGCGTGGAGTTATAAATCAACACTGCGTCAAACGCCGTTGCCAAAGTTACTGTTGTGTATGTGATTGAAGCCGTAGGTGTCGTAAATGCAGTACCGGCGGTTGTGCTGGTATTAGTAGCAGTTGGAGCATTCCATGCAGGTGAGCCTGTAATCGTCACACCACCAGCGGTATAGCCTGTACCCGACACTTCGTTAGAAGCAGAGTAAGCCGTTGTAGAAGCATTAACCGTAGCAGAAGTTAAATACAAAGCCGCTTTAAACGTATCAACAGTGGGCGCAGTCAAACTGGTGCGCGAAACAAGCGTAATCGCTCCAAATTGATGCCCGCCATTGAGCAGTTGCCCCATGAACGATGTGCACATTGCTTGTGTATTTGCCATGATATTTCCTTATGTAAGAGATGCTGCTTCAGCAACAATGGTGGGTGCTTGCTTTAGGGCGACATGTGCTGATCGATGCACCAACTCACCCTCTAACCAATACTCCACCCATGTGGTTGTTTCGTTGTCATTATCCAATGAACCTTCACGCTTTTCAAGCAATGATTCGTCCATATCACCTTTGGTTGTGGTAATCAATTTGAACTCCTAATAAGAGCCGCCGTAGCGGTGTTGGCTGGCATTGTGATTGTAAACGTAACGGTAGATGTTTTGTCAGACCCAAAGTCTAAAACAGCTATAGATGGATTACCGGCAACAGTATCGTTATAGATTAACGCGCATCTTGCGGTGATTGCGCCTGTCCATGAAATGTTGGGGAAGCTCACAAACGCTGTGTATCCAGAAGACGATACCGTGATAGGCGTTAGTATTGCCCCGCCAGCAACGTAAGTACCTGTATTAGCTACTTCATTCGTAGTTGAATACGCCGTTGTGTCTTCGTTCAAATCCGCGCTGGCTGTGTACAGGGCAATTCTAATAACGTCTGTCGTCAGGTCATGAATACCTTGGTACAACTGCGCCTTAAAGCTGGTGGTTTGGGTCTGGATAATTGACATATCAAGTTACCCGCTGACGGAACTGACCAGAACGATAGGCGTCTTGACGCTCCATACCATCACCCAAACGTTTAGCCAACGCTAGTGCTTCCATGAACTTGCCGTTGTACAACTGCATCATGTCTGGCTCACCCTTCATGTAGGTGTAAGCCTCAACCAAAGATGCGTAGAGCAACACCGTGTCAAAGTTATCGCCAAGCCATGTTTGGCCGTCTGCGGCTACTGTGATTGACTCAGGGTAGTAGTAATAATGCAACTCAACGTTGTAATTTGCATCGGCTGTTGGGCCAATTATGAATGAAAGTTCATCATAAATTACAGAAGTTAATACCGTTGGGCCAAACAGTGCGTAGTACTTAGGAATGCCTGTATCTGTTGTTGGGTTGGGGTATGCCTGACGGATAAAGTTAACGTCTTTATTTAGCAAATACTCATAGTTGCCGCTGGCGTCAACGACCGCCATAGAGTACACAGCCAAGAAATCATTAGGGCAGTCCAGATACTTTGTGTTTATTGCAATGGTGCTTGTCACGTTTTTGCGGAGAAACGGGAACTGAACCGAGTTATAAATACGCTGCTCAGACTGCGTAACGAACACGGGGATATTAGCCACAAAATCTGTTTCTGTGTTCTCCGTGTACGCTTGGATCGCGTTGCTGAGTTGCGTGTAATTCATGCCATCGGGCCTCTAGCAATTGTGCCTTTGGTTGCAGCGCCGTTACCACGGGTGACGATACCGGATGTTTTGGTGGTTTCGTTACCAGCAGCTTTGCTGATGTTGCCAATAGACATGTTAACGGTGTCGGCTTTACTGCGGTTGGGGGGAGTGCCGGGGTTCTGGGATATGCCTACAGGCGCACCACTCATGGTGTGGGGCTTGGCGTATGCGGAAGCAGGTAGATTGTTAATCTTGGCCATGTTATTTCCCCTGATTTTTAACTTTGGCCATACCGCGACCATACTGCATCATCATCTCATTGGTCTTACCGCCCTTGGCAAGCTTTGTGGGCTTCTTGCCGGGGTGCATGTTTTTCTCGTGCTTGCCGACAGCAGATTTAATCATCTTCTTGTCTTGGGCTAAATCTTTCTTGTCCATACTAGACTCCTATGTAACGGTTACTGTAACTGTACCAACAAATGTCGTTGCCACCAAGTAGTTTGGCGTGAGTGCAACATCAAAATTACTCGACCCACCAACAGGGTTCCACCCCCACTGAAGATCCCGCGAACCGCCAGTCAAACTGCCAGTAGCGTTTACCCCTGCCGTGACGTAGGTTGTGTCCTTGCGCGGGTTACGCACAGCCTGCGGATCATCCACTGGGTACATACCCAACAACAACTGCGGTTGATCGGGATCAAAACACACATTACACACAAGCAGATTATAAATCTTTGTCTTCTGAATCTCTTTACGCAGTGCCGTTAATTTGAACTGTTGGCCGCACCTATCGCACATGGCGATACTGTTCTTGCCAGAAGCAAACCGATTGCCCATTTACGTACCACTACCAATAAACATTTGCCTCGGAACAAAACGAACTGAAGCCTTTTCACGATCTTCATCAGCCGCCAACTGCCAAGCTTCGTCGTACTGTTGTTTCAAGACGGGCAGGCGCTCAGCGCCCCCTTCAATCTTAAGAGCCAAGTAATAGGCTAAGCCTGCCACCATACAGGGCAGGAAGCGGAAAGGCACATCCATCGTGCGTACACCCCCGCCAGCATCATCAATACGGCGCATGCGCCAGTAAACAAACTGATACGTTGTGCTGTTGTCTGGGGTTGGCCAGAGGGTCACAGAGGGGAGATTCTGCGTGTACACAGACACGCCTGTTAAGTGTGCTGCGGCGGTTGTGCCGTTCTGCCCACGGAAGCAGTTATTAAGCACGTTGCCAGAGATGTAGCCGTACTGTACTGTCTCGTTTTCAATCAATAAGAACCCTGTAGCGGGTAATCCAACTACTGAAGTCAGTGTGATTGTTGTATCTGTGGCTGTGATACCGCCGTTAAGCGTGGTGCCAATTGAAGAAGTCTGGCCATCCAAACGCTGATACCACACCTGAATAGGGCGGGCTTGTTGCAGTTTGTTGGGGATCGTGGCGTAAGTAGAAACACTGATACGCGTGATGGTCAAGTCTGCTTGTGTGGATGCGCTACCCGCGCCCGTGCGGATCACATGCTCAAGTAGATCCACTGTATCTACGGGTAGTGCGTAGGTGTTCAGACCCGGAGTCAGGTTAATTGTCCCCTGCTCAAACGTCCACATGTTGACACCACGGTTTGCCCAATCAGCAAACATCAAATTCAATGACCGACGGGCTGTACGTAAGTCGTAACCCGTGCGCAACTCCGAACCAGCGCGTTCAAACGCTTCCTCAACCAACTCAGTGAGGTCAAGGTTAAACGCTGTGGTTCCTGAAGTGGTCATCTAAATCCTGCCGTTTTCTTTGCAATTGTTTTAGGTTGGGCTACGAATTGTTTTCCGGCCTTTTTGCCCTTACGTTTCGCCAACGTTGTTGCAGCGTACTCACTAGCGCTGAGACTTTTGATCGCAGCTTT